GCACAGATTTTGTTTTGTCTGGTTCAAACAATCAAACAGATAATGGAGTTATTAAGAATCAAACTTCTGGAAATCTGCCTAATGTTATTTCTATTGCTTCCCAAGATAAAAAAGTTTACAATGATGGAAAAATTTCTTACACAACAAGATACATTCAAAGATCTTTTGGTAGCATAAAACAAGCAAGTTTAGTTGATCGTGAAAAAACATGGATATATAAGCCAGTATTGTTATGGGAAGTAGCAGGAACAGAAAATCTTAAAACTGTAAACGAGGTTGTTTCTAGACAAGGAAACTATGTACTATCTGCCATGCCAATAAATTCAGAATTAACAACTACACCACCGACTGTATCTAATGGAGCAGTAATAAATAATATTTTAGATCTCGGTGAAAATGTTTATTGGTTAACAAGATATCAAGGATATTTTTATGCAAATGGAGAAATTATAAGATACGATGCAGTTCAGTTTAATATAACTGGTACGGGAAATGTATGGATTAGTAGTAATGAAGAATATCAAAGATATTTTGCATCACTCCCATTTAATGGAAAGATATATCCCACTGGATTAATAAGAATATATTCTCTTCCATATTATGAAACAGTGGATGGCAATACAAGAATGCAATCTGGAGCAGTATATCAACATGGTCGTGGACAGTTTGGAACACCAATAGTTGAACATAATGCTGGAATAAATAGTTATTGGACTAATAATGACTATGTTCGTGGTTGTGAGATGCAAACCCAATATCTTTTTACAACAGTTTTAGATGAAGATGTAAGTTTGCCATCAACAACAGTAGGTGCAGCAGGAGTAAATAATTCACTGGCACGTCAAACAACAAGAAATGGAATTATTAAAAACTTTTTGACTACAAATTATTTAACTGAAACACAAGTGAATAACTTAAAAACAACTCAAACTGGAACTGTGCAATCGTCCGCTCTTGTAATGAATGGTCCTTCTTTTAAAACCACAGAGACACCACTTAATTTTGTTTCATATGTTTATAAAGATTTAAATAATGCTTACAGACATTTTGGAACCAGGATGCGAATTGTTGGAAAAATAGAAAACAGTGAGGTTCGTGGCCAAACCCCAATTGGTAGCACACCATATTTTCAAGTAACTGGTGCAGGAACAAATCAAAATATAAGCATTGGTGGTGGATCTGGAGGAATAGCAGTACTGCTTAATCCAGAAACAAATAATGGATATTACTTTGAAATAACAGCATTAACAGAAAACAATATTGAACAATATTTAAAGATAGACTCTAAAACTGGTCAGGGTGAGGTATCTATTAATAATATTGTTTTTTATAAAGTTAAAAAAGACTCATCAAACAATAACGCAATACCTGTAAAACTTTGGGGTGGTTTGTCACAAATATTAGTAGATGATGGACGTTTTACTGGACAATATAGAATGATGGGTGAAGAAAATCCGACGGTATATGACCTATCAGTAGAATATCAAGACATTGGCAATACTCGTAGATTCTATTTATATATTAATAATAAACTAATAAAGATAGTAGATGATAAAGATCCACTTCCAATTTATAACAATATGGCATTGTTTGTTCGTGGATCATCTCGCTGTATGTTTGAAAATATATATGCAATTACAAACAATTATGCTCAAAATACAGTCTTTACTGTAGGAGAAACCATATCTAGTGTTTTTGGAGATAAACAAATAGATGCCAATGAAGCATTTAGAAAATATGCAATGAGTGGTATTGTGCAATCAACATATCTATCTGGAATCAGTGCACAACAGCCACCAAAATATAATATATATTTTGAAGAATTTGGAACCATTATGCGTGAATGTGCATATTTTGATATTAGATATGATCGTGCATATCCCGCCCTATATGCAAAATTATCTCCAACTTTTAATAGAATTAAGGGCTACTCTGTTTCTGGATTTCAAGCAGATTCGTATGGAGCAGAATTTTTGATATTTAATGCTACAGATACTGCTTTAAATCTTGATGAAACTACTGGAAACTACTTAAGAATTCAAGGTATAACTTTCACACAGGATACTACTCATGATTTAACAGTGGACGAATACTATAAGAAAAAGAGCAATCTGTCTGATCCAGAATTTCAGGGTAGTTCTACAACAACTTCTGCTCTAGTAGAAAAAACAAGATATGATGAAATTAAATTAAGCAGGCTTATCTATGGTAAAAATGAGTTTTCAATAGATAGTTTATACATACAAACACAAGACCATGCAGAAGAGATACTAGGTTGGATTATTAACAAAACAAAAGATCCTAAAAAGACTATTGGAATTGAAATGTTTGCTATTCCAACAATACAGTTGGGCGATATTGTAACTCTAACATATCAAGATAAAGACCAACTAGATTTGGTAACTAGCCCAGATACAAGATTCGTAATATATAATATAGAGTATGGTAGATCTAATACTGGTCCTAGCATGACTGTTTATTTGAGCGAGGTATAAAATGGCAGATGACTGGTCAAACTATAGTATACCTGGATTAGAATCAATACCAAGTTTTAATTTTAATTTTAATTGGGATTGGTCTGGTATCGGAGAATATTACTCTGATCCAAATAACTTCCCAAGGGATATGGCAAAACTAGATGCAGGACTAAATGCTCTTGCATCAACCCCAGTAATGACAGATCCAACATTTTTTCAAAGATATGTTGCTGGAGATCCAGTAGCAATTGAGCAAGATCAAGCAGCAGTTCAAAAAATTACTGCAGCACAACAGAACGTAGAAAAAATATATAATGAATTAAATCCATCATTAACAACAAAAACAGTAACCTCTACACCAGCAGTAACCTCTACACCAGCAGTAACCTCTAAACCATCAGTAACGTCTACTCCTATAACAACCACAGTTGTAAGTACTCCTACAGTTTCTACACCACCATCTCCTACTCCACCCGCACCATCTATTCCACTATCTACATCACTAACACCAACAACACCAACAAGTCCACCAATAAAGACTGCACCAATAGATACAATTCTTTTTGATGATGATGCAGTTCCTATAGAAATCATGTCAGATATGATTTTTGAGGACATAGGTGGTCATGAGTTGATAAATATTGCTCGTAATGATACTATCAACGGGCAAACTGTAATATATCAGCCAATAAAAAATCTTACATCAATTCAACAACAATATAACCCTAATAATATTGTAAGTCTTCAAAATACCTCTGATAAATACTTTGCAAATTTTTCTATTAAGTTAGAAACAAAATTACCAGAAGAAGGCAACGGTCCAGATGGGGCATATGTTTATATAGATAATACTAGTGGAGATCTTATAGTAGAATTAATCAATTTAGACCCTGATGAACAAATAGAAGTTCAGATCAGTCTAAGTGGTACAATATATGAGGCGGAGTTTAATGAATCATGATAACTAACATAGGCAAGAATATTATCGGCAAGTACCTGCTTGGACAGGCACCTGCATATGCATCCTATATAGCCGTTGGCTGCGGTCCACAGCCTCTAGGATCAGCAGACCCATATGGAGACTACTCGGCAAAGCAAAACCTTGATTTTGAGATGTTTCGTGTTCCAGTTTCTTCCAGGGGATTTGTAACAGAAAATAATATAACAAAACTAGTATTAACCGCAGAACTGCCTACAGAAGAAAGATATGAAATAACAGAAGTTGGATTATATTCTGCAGGAACAAATCCATCTGCTGGTGCTTATGATAGCAAGACTGTGTTTGCATTTACTACTGGTGAGAACTGGCAATACCATTCTGCTACCTCGGCGGTAGCAATAAGTTCTTATCCAGATCCATTAGATGAAACACTAGATGATAATGTTATAGAAATAACAGATGCTGTATTTCAAACAAATGCAGACAATGCTATTTTTTATAAAACTGGAAGAGCAGATATTTATGAGCGCTGCAGATTCTTTAACAATATTATTATGATTAAGGGAGATACTGCAGAATTAACATCTGCTACTTCTGGCTTCACAATAGTTGGTGGATCAGACCATATACATTTAACTGGTTTAGATGTTGACTTTACAAGAAATTCACCTACAGATGAATTAAGACTAGCATTTTCGATTATAAATAAAGATGGAGATTCTGTTAGCACTCCAGATAAAGTAAAAATTCTTTTAGAGTTTGCAGATACAGAAGGTGGATCACCAGAATATGCTAGATTTGAAGTAGAGGCAGAAGATGGTGTAGGAGATTATGATTTTGCAGTAAACAGATACTATACTATTAAAAAACAATTACAGCAGTTAATTGTTACAAATAACTTTACATGGGATGCAGTTACAGTAGCAAAAATATATGCTTCCACAGAAGTTTCTGGAACCCCATCAGATGATTACTATGTTGCTTTAGATGCTTTTAGATTAGAAAATGTATCAACTAATAATACTTTGTATGGTATGACTGGTTATACAGTTGTTAAAAATACTGATGCAGAAACAGTAATTAAATCTCCAAATACAAGTAACTATATTGAATTTAGATTTACTGTTGGTGTTTCGTAATGGCTAATAATAAAATATTAAGAATTCCAAGAAACCAGTTGCCACCAGTAGAAAGTAATAACGTATACTCGGTTAGATTTAGAGTAGTTTCAGAAGATAAAAACAGAACATCGCATTGGTCACCAATATTTATCGTAGATTCTGTTCAACCAATTGCAGTTAGCGGAGCCTTGTCAGTTACAGCATCTATTATTACTGCTGTGTGGGGAGATGAAGAAGGAAGACCAGCATATGATGTTTTTGTTAATTTTGATTCTGGTGGTTATGAATATCATGGAACTACTTTGACCCATAACTATTCATTTTTGAATGAAGGCACCTCTACAGTTCGTGTTGCTATTCAAATTGCAGGATCTTCAAAAACAAGAAATGCTGGACTTACAATTTGGGAATCCAGCGTAACTTCGCTCTAACTGGTATAATTGACTGAAGGAGAATTATGGCTAAAGTACCGCTTCCAGAACGAGGCCAACCACTTGATGTAACTTACATTTATCAGTTGGCTGAAACTATTAATGACCTGGCTACACAGGTATCATCTGCTACATATAACTATACAACTATTGATACAGTTAGTGCAGGAAAACAAAATGTTAAGACTTCTGAGGCTAGAGTTATAGGCGGGTATATAGAAGTAGCAAACAACTCAACAGTGTCTGCAGGTAACGAAAAAACCTTTTCATATGATTTTCCATCAGACTTTAAGTATGCTCCAATTGCAACTGCAA